ACTAAGTAGATTGTATGATAGTATTTTTAGACATCTGTTGGCGTTGGGGGAGGGCGATAGTACTGAGGACCATGCGGCAGCTATCCTTTGGAATGCGTCGGCTTGGGCGTGGACTGAAGAACAAATCAAGAACGGGAAACTCCCGAAGGAGCTAGACGATCTAGGATATAGAGAACATGAAAGTACTGATAGCTTGTGAATACAGTGGGGCAGTGAGAGATGCCTTCATTAAACAAGGACACGATGCAATGTCTTGTGACTTACTACCTACAGATGTAGACGGTCCGCATTACCAAGGTTCTGTTACAGATATACTTAACGATGGATGGGACTTGATGATAGCTCACCCTCCCTGTACCTACCTAGCAGTTAGTGGTAACAGATGGTTGTACAACAAAGACGGAAGTAAGAATGAGGAACGATGGGAGAACAGAGAGGAAGCATTGGACTTTGTTAGGTTACTTATGGATGCACCTATCGAACGGATAGCGGTGGAGAATCCTGTGTCTGTTATATCTTCAGAGATACGAAAGCCCGATCAGATCATACAGCCTTGGCAGTTTGGGGATGAAGCACAGAAGACTACTTGCCTATGGTTAAAGAATCTACCTAAGTTAAAACCTACCAAGATTGTGGGTAAGGGTGAGTTTGTTACATTCAAGAGCGGTAAGAAACATCCGGCTTGGTACGCTGAAGCGTTCGCTAAAGCTAAGACCAAAGCAGAACGACAGAAGCTACGCTCTAAAACATTCCAAGGTATAGCAGATGCTATGGCAGATCAATGGGGACGAAAGCTGTGTCCGATACATCAACTACCTAAACAACTAGAACTTATATGAGTAACGAAGAAATAGTACTACCTGCTCTGTCACAAGAGCTTATCAATAAACTTGACAAACTGTTCCCAGATAAATGTCCCCTCTTGACAGACGAAGACAGAGTGATATGGTATAAGTCAGGACAACGTCATGTAATTGACTACCTCCAACAGACTTACGACGAACAACTTCAACAAGATATAGTAACCAAACAAGTACAGAATTAGCCATGTGTTTCAGTCAACCTAAGATGCCCGCTATGCCGGAGATACCACCACCACCTCCTCCGCCAGCACCACCTCCACCTCCATTAGCTATGGCTGAGAAAGCACCAACAAAGCGAGCTACTCAACCTACTAAACGTCGTAGAGGTACGGCTCAAGTTACTGCTCGTCGTCGTCCTAGTATCGGAATGGGTGGAAGCGGTGGTACTGGTGTACAGTTTTCTTCATAGTAGTAAATAAACAAAGTAATATAAATAAACATGAGTCTTCGCACACTTGATAAAAAGACTTTACTCTCAGATGGCACTTCGTCAGGGGCGGGTAATAGTTTCTCAGTTGAGCGTTCTAAGGGATGGACGTTCTTAATAGCAACCACAGTAGCAGGTACTGCAACAGTAGACATCGAAGCTTACTTCAGTGAGTCCTCTGCTTGGCACGTTATACATAGTCAATCTGTTACAACGGACGGATCAATTATGATTCGTGACGACCACGGACACTACGAAAAGATTAGAGCTAATATAAGTTCTTACACATCTGGTACTCACAGTGTCTACGCTTCCGGTACTGTTGACTCTCTCTAAGATATGTCGCTTGAGTTTCCGTTAACGCTTGAGAAACCTAGCAACATAACACCGTTGCCCGGTAACTTCGTTCGACCTGCCTTTGAAAAGCTCTACGGATTTGACGCACCACATAGTCCTACTGTACCACCAGGAACCTTTGATACAGCTACGCTTGAGAACGGACAAACGAATTTGGATAACACAAACATCCTTACCTTTAACGTTCAACCAAGTAGAGACATATCCGCTGGAGATTCTATTACACTTGCTGGACTTACAGGTTCACAAACAGCAGACAGCTCGTTAACTTTAAGCGGGTCGGGAGCATCTGTGTTTGGTAGTATCGGTTCTTGGACACAGTCAACAGGCACACTTGTACTTACAGTAGATACAGGTCAGACATTAAGCACGGGTTCCGATACTGTTATTACATTTAATCTTACCAACCCAGCTACCGTATCAAGTGGGGTGAGTGGAGTTACTCTTGATGGTCCGAACTTCACACAAGCAAGCATCAGTGGTACATTCTTAAATACTGTTGATACATTCAATGTAACCACACGAGACACCGAAGCGAACATCTTAGCAAGCACACCTCCCAATCCAAGCGGAGAAGTTAACATCGCATTCGGCACAGATACCAATGACTTCTACATCTACGATGGTAGTGCTTGGTACATCTTCAACAACGATTCTTAATAGCCATGCCAACAACAATACCAACAACCACATCATCAACTCGTCCATCTGCTTCTGCGGGTGATGCTTACTTTGAAACAGACACGAAGAACTACATCATTTATGATGGTGCGAATTGGCGAGGGTATATTAGTGATGGATCGTTTACTAGCTACGCAACTAACACCAAGGCTTTAGACTTTGATGGTAGTAATGATTATGTATCCGTAGCACACTCAAGCGATTTAAGTATATCAGGTGCTATGTCAATAACTGCTTGGGTTAACCCTGATTCATTAAGTGGTTTCCCAATGTTTGTATCTAAACGAGCAAGCTCAGGCCACGCCTATCAATTTTACAGTACAGGTAATAAACTAAACTACAATAACGGTACGATTGCTCAAAGTTCAGGTACAATTTCAACAGGTGCATGGACTCATGTTGGAGTTACTTTTGACGGTGCTGGTGGAGTTACTTTTTATATTAATGGATCATCAGCTGGTACAGCTTCAGCCGCTACTACTAACCCAACAAATACCCAAGCACTAGATTTAGGTAGGGCTTACAATGGTAACTACTTCAATGGAAAAATGGATGAAGTAGCTTTCTTCAATTCAGAGTTATCAGCACCCACAATCTCAAATATCTACAGTAATAAGTTATACCCTGAGATGGTTAGCTTCTGGAGATTTGAAGACGATGTGACTGATAGTGTTGGGTCGAATGATGGCACGAACAACGGTGCTACATTTACAACGGATAAACCTTATTGATTATGAGAACATATGTTATAGCAGATACTTCCGAGGTTAGCGGTTTCGACTTTGACCAACTCATCGATATTGACGAATCCTACAGTCGTAAGAGTTTAGATGGGTCAAAGATATTAGCTAGGTACGAAGGCACACAACCATTCTTTCTGCTCGGCAAGACGGAGTACACACACGAAGAGATACTTACGATCTTGAGTGAGCCTGAGTGGACGAGCGACGAACCTTTCTAAGTATGCAGGAAACAGCACAAGGGCTATACCATAGCTTAGAGAACCAACGTCACTCTTTCTTAGATCGAGGTCGTACTTCTTCTGAGCTTACACTTCCTTATGTCTTACCACCTGACGGTCATAGTCACGCTAGTAAGTATTACACACCTTATCAAGGTATAGGAGCTAGAGGTGTATTAAATCTAAGCAGTAAGTTATTACTGGCATTACTTCCACCTAACGCTCCCTTCTTCCGACTTGTTATAGATAAGTATGAGTTGGATAAAGCTAAGGAAGATATAGGAGAACAAGGAGCTGAACAACTGCGTACTGACTTAGAGAAAGCATTAGCTGATGTAGAGCGTAGTGTATCACAGGAAGTAGAAGTACAGAACTTTAGGAACGGTATCTTCCAAGCGTTAAAGAACTTATTAGTTACTGGTAACTCTTTATTGTATCTACCTGACGAAGGTGGGATGCGTGTCTTTAAACTTGATCGTTATGTTATCAAGCGTGATCCAATGGGTAACGTTACACACATAGCTATTAAAGAAACTGTAGCTCCAATGATGCTCCCTGAGAGTGTTCGTGAAGAAGTATACAAGCAAGAGAAAGAAAACACTTGTGATCTATATACGGCGGTAGTACGAGAAGGAGATCACTTCAACGTTTATCAAGATGTCAAAGGTATCCTCATCGAAGAAAGTGTGGGTAAGTATCCAATCGAGAAGTCCCCGTGGCTCCCGTTACGTTACACCCAGATTGATGGAGAGGACTACGGCAGAGGATTTGTTGAGGAGTACATCGGAGACCTCAAGTCGTTGGAAGCACTTACAAAAGCTATCGTCGAAGGTAGTGCAGCTGCTGCTAAAGTATTGTTCATGGTCAACCCGAACGGTACAACAAGATCAAGAACCTTAGCAGAAGCACCTAACGGAGCAATCGTACAAGGTAGTGAAGCAGATGTATCGGTGTTACAACTTAATAAGTTCAACGACTTCCGTACTGCTCAAGCTACTATGGCTGGTATAACAGATAGACTTAGCCAAGCTTTCCTACTTACATCAGGAGTAGTTAGAGATGCAGAACGAGTAACAGCTGAAGAGATACGTATGCTCAGTCAAGAGTTAGAAGCTGCATTAGGTGGTCTTTACTCTTTGTTATCACAGGAGCTACAGCTACCCATCGTTACTAGGTTGATGGACAGAATGTCTAAAGACAAGCGTCTACCTAAGATACCTAAAGATATTGTTAAGCCTACTATTGTTACTGGTGTTGAAGCTCTAGGTCGTGGTAATGATCTTAATAGATTAGATATGTTCCTGGCTGGAGCTAACCAAGTAGTAGGACCACAAGCTGTTACTCAATACTTAAACGTTAGTGATTACTTTAAACGTCGTGCTACTGCTCTAGGTATAGAGACTGAAGGCTTAATCAAGACGGAAGAAGAAATTCAACAAGCTATGCAGCAAGCTCAACAACAAGAGATGATGATGAAGTTGGGCGGACCTGCTGTAGCACCTGCTATCAATGCTGCACAAGAGCAGTACATGGCAACTCAACAACAAGAACCACCTCAAGAGGAATAACAAACAATGGCTGAATTACACCGAGTAGAGATAAATGAGAAAGCACCAAGCGAAATCGAACCCGAAGAAGAAACCAACACCGAGAGCGAGGAACTACCGCAAGAGCAAAGCGACCGCCCGGAATGGCTCCCCGAAAAGTTCAAGAGTCCAGAGGATATGTCGAAAGCGTATTCCGAATTGGAAAAGAAACTTGGACAAAGTCCTGAAGAAGGTACGGAAGAGTCTGAACAAGTTGAAGAGAAAGCTGAGGACCAAGAAGAACAAAGTGAAGAGAATACTAGTGAAGCGTCTCAAGTTCTTGAAAAAGCGAGCGAAGAGTTTTGGTCTAATAATGGTGAAATGTCTGAGGAAACTTATAACGCTTTAGAAAAAGCAGGATACCCTAAACACATCGTTGATAGCTATGCTGAAGGTATGGCTGCTCTAGCTGAAAAACAGCAAGGGGAATTGAATAGTTTAACTCAAGGTAATTACGAATCAATGGTAGAGTGGGCCAATGAAAACTTAGCACAAGAAGAATTAAATTCTATACAGGCTACTATAGAGGGTTCCGATATGAGTATGTCTAAGTTAGCAGTCCAAGGTCTTTACGCTCGCTATCAAAATGAGGTAGGAGCAAAGCCGAAGCTTACACAAGGAGGAGTAAATGGTGTATCTACTATGCCTTTTCGTTCTATGCAAGAGCTTGCACGTGCTCAATCAGACCCTCGGTATAAGAGCGGTGATAAAGCTTATCACGAAGAGATTGACAGACGTTTGCAAGTAAGTAGTATTTAGTTGTTCATTCATATATAGGTAGAGTTCCCCTAGCGTTGGTTATTGGTTTGCTGACGCTAGGGGTTTTTCGTTATGATGACTGTAATGAAAGAGTTAAACGAGAACACACAGGTTAAAGCTAACCTTGCATTTGTTGCTAAAGTAATAGGTATAGTTGGTACAGCTGTGTGGGGTTATAGCGTCCTGTGGAACAAGCTTAATACGTTAGACTTAGAGATCATGCGTATCAAACACGACGTAGAACTTAATGCGGAGTTCCGAGTGAAGTGGCCTAGAGGAGAGCTTGGAGCATTACCTGCAGACGCTACTCAAGATATGCGTTTAATGTTCATGGAGAAGCAAGTAGGAAAACATGAAGAACTACTTGAGAACTTACGATACGGAGACTTGAAGTGAAATGGGCGAGTTACTTATGTTATTTATCACGGGCGGTGGTAGCACTGCTATGGGGGCGATTCTTAAAGGCGTGTTCGGATATGTCTTTGAAGCCAAACAGAACAAGCATGATCTTGAAATGGCGAGAGAGGCTCGTTCGTCTGATAATTTCCTTCGACTACAAGCTGAAATCGCTAAAGGAGGTACTGGTGAGTTTGTTTCTTTTACTCGTCGTATTCTTGCTGTTATCGGGGTGTCTACGCTCTGTAGCTGTATCATCCTTTGCACCCTCTATCCCCAAGCAGAAATCGTTACCTTTACAAACGCAGACGGAGAAGGTGTCAACGAGTTCTTCTTTGGACTCATCAGTTTCCAAGCCCACCAAACACCGATCACCATCTCTTCTGGACACATCAGCCTTATGGGATGCACGGTAATATTGCCTTGTATCTTAGGTTTTTACTTTGGTCCAAGTGGTCGAAGAGGTTGACAGTCAAGCATTTTTCCTGTTTACTAATAGATAAATTTAATCGACAACTAGCAACAACTAGTCCCTCGACCCGCTGCGGCGGACAATCCTGTGAAGACGAAAGAAGTGAAAGTCAATCGGTAATCATATAACAAACATTCACAAATAATTAACATAGGAGATCATATATTATGGCAAATGGAAATACATCCCCATCACGTGTAGGTCTTATTGAAGGTGGATCCGACAACGATGCTTTGTTTCTCAAGAAGTTTTCTGGAGAGATTTTGCAAACCTTTGACGAGTCTAACGTATTCAAACCACTACACACAATCAGAACCATCGAAAGCGGTAAGTCTGCACAGTTCCCTGTAACTGGCATTGCTTCAGCTAACTACCACACCCCAGGCGAGAACATTGCTGACGGAGGTAACAGTTACTTGAGCGATATTGCTAAGACTGAAAAGATCATCACCATCGATAAGATGCTTGTTGCTTCTACTTTCTTGTCTAACATCGACGACGTAAAGAACCACTACGACATCCGCAGCGTCTACGCTAACGAGTTGGGTAAGGCTCTTGCTAAACGTTTCGATATTGCTTTAGCTAAAGTATTCTGTGCTGCTGCTCGCGATTCCGCTAACTTGACTCAAGTCGGAACTTCAGGTGGACAACTCGACGTAGCTAACAACGACTTCTCAGCTCCTGACACTCCAGGTACTGTTGCTGCTACTACCGGTGCTGACCTCGTAGCTGCTTTCTTTACTGCTGCTCAGAAGCTTGACGAGAATGACGTTCCTAGTGACGGTCGTTTCTGCGTTCTTCGCCCACAAGAGTATTACAAATTAGTAACAGGTGCAGACAGCTCGAATAGCTTCAGCCTTGTTTCTGCTGTTAACTCTGACATCGGAGGCCAAGGAAGTTTAGCTTCTGGTTCTATTCCTCAGATCGCTGGTATCAGTATCTACAAGTCCAACCACATTCCATCAACTGACTTATCAGCTGTTTCTACTGGAGACGGATCGTCTGCTAATGACGTGTTTGGTGGTAGTGGAGTAGGATACAACGGAGACTTCCGTAACAGCTTGGGACTTATTTCCCACTCTGCTGCTGTTGGAACCGTTAAGTTGCTCGACTTGGCTACTGAGTCTGAATATCAGATTGAGCGTCAAGGTACATTGTTCGTTGCTAAGTACGCAATGGGTCACGGAGTTCTCCGTCCTGAGTGTGCTATCGAACTTGTAGCGTAACTCTTCTCTCGGTGTTGGGGAGGTCTGGATTCGTTCCGCTCCCCTCACTGAGTATTTTTTATACTTATAACTTATCATGGCTCTGACGACTAAACTAAACGCAGTAAATACAATGATCAGTGTTATCGGGGAAGCTCCTGTTAATACGTTAGGAGGTACAGCAGTACCCGTATCAGTCGTCCAAGCCGAAGCCGTACTCGACGAGACTAGTAAAGCTATACAGTCAGAGGGTTGGCATTTTAATACAGAGCACGAGTATCCACTTACTCCCGATGCTTCAACGTCTAAGATTAACTTACCAAGCAACACGCTTAGAGTAGACTTAGACCCAGAAATTTATACAGACAGCGATCCAGTACAACGTGGTCTTTTGTTATACGACAGAAAGAAACACACGGATGTATGGACTAAGGAGGTTAAAGCCTCCATCACTTTTGAGTTAGACTTCACGGAGATACCCGAACAATTCCGTCATTACATAACAGTTAAAGCAGCTCGTATCTTTGCTAATAGATTCTTAGGCAGTAGAGAGATCGAAGGCTTTGCTTTGAGAGATGAGATAGAAGCTAAAGCACGTGCGATAGACAGCGACTCCGAGAATGCTGATCGTACAATATTTGACCACTACAGCGTACTTAGAGTTTTAGATAGATAGTAGATATATGCCTCTGTTAGTAAACAGTGTACCGAATCTCGCACAGGGCGTATCACAACAGCCTGACAACTTACGGTTTCCCGGTCAGTGCGACGAACAGATTAACGCTTGGGCTACGGTAGTTGAAGGCTTGGTTAAACGACCTCCTACTGAATATACAAAGAAGATAAATACAGATAGCACGAATGCTGATAAGTTATTCACACACTTCGTTAAACGATCCGAACAGAATCAATACTGTGTAGCTGTATCGTTAGGTGGTATAGGTGTTATCAATGTAGCAGACGGTACAAAGGTATCAGTAGCTGTAACTTCTATAGCTAATAGTTATCTGAGCTTAGGAGGACAAGCATCGTTAGGTGCTGTAGCTAATCCGTTATCTGACTTACGAGCGTTAACAGTAGCTGACTATACGTTCCTTGTTAATAAGAATAGATTCATACAACGAAGTGAAGCTACTGAACAAAAGTCTACACCACCTACTGATGAAGCTTTAATTGTTGTTAAGTTAGGAGACTATGAAAAAGCTTACAGTATATATGTAGATGATAAGTTAGTACCTGTAGCCGCAGCGTTACAAGGACAACATCACGATTACAGTAGTACGAGCCACGGTAATACATCTGTTCAACCTGCTACTTATATAAGTGGTCCCGCTGATGTGGAGCCTAAAGGCAACCACGCAGATACAGGTTTTATAGCTAGGGATTTGTACGACTGCATAAATGAAAGTGTAGTTAATACAAACTCAGGTGTATCTGCTATCACTATAAATCCAGGACCATCTGCTACAGGTGACGGTTGGTTAGGCGGACACTCTACAGGTACTTATACTTTAGAAACAGAGGAACCTGTTGATAGGAGTGGAGCTAGTGCTAGAATAAGCTATGGTAGAAGCAGGAAAGTTAAGACTGAGTACCAAGTAAAACTACAAGTTAATATCATACAGTCAGGAGCTGCTACTGCATCAGCTGAATTAATAGTAACTAAAGGAGTTATAACAGCTGCTAGAAACTTAAAGAAAGGCAGTGGTTTCAACCCATCTAATCCTGTATCTTTACAGTATAAAGCATATAGGAGGGTAAGGAAAAAAGATGTTTTTGGTGGTCGTGATATAGGTTGGCACGGCTGGATAGAAGTAAAAACAGGAGATAGAGATTACTACGTACCCCCTGCTACCTTTAACTCATCCACTAATGTAGGCACTGACCCTGTACAAGTAACCACTGTATCGTTTGTTGATGGAGGTTTCCAAGTAAGCTTAGGTGGTTCTGTTATTAAACTTACAAGTACAGAAGGTCCATTTAATATACGAGCAGAAGACGGTTTGGGAGACCAAGCGTTAGGTATTGTATACAGAGAAGTAAGTAACATTACAGAGTTACCTATAAAGTGTTACAATGGGTTCGGCCCTGTTAAAGTAATAGGTGATGCAGACATCGACCAAGACGATTACTATGTACGGTTTTCCACTAAAGATAAGACTGACTTTGGTGATGGTAGCTGGATAGAAACAGTTGGTTATTTCCAAGACGAATCAGAAACTAGTGCGTTAGAAGGTATCGATACATTGTTAACAACTGATACGATGCCTGTAACTCTTACTCCATTCTTTAATGGTGATACAATAACAGACTTTAGACTATCTACTCCTAATGATGTTTTATATGTAAAGCACAATAGCAACTACTACAGATTAGATGTAGAAAACAGAGCAGCTGCTGATACTGAGCCTGGTGTAGGTACTGACTGGGAAGATGTATGGACTGAGGTAGACGAGACAAAAGATACAGCAGCTACTGTAGGTTATCTACCTTGGAAGTTGGGTACATTATACTATGGTCCTACTGACAGAAACGCACGAGGTGGTTGGGCGGCTAGATCAGCAGGTGACGACAACACCAATCCCTTTCCGTCGTTCGTCGGTAAGCGTATACGAGACCTATTCTTCTTTAAGAACCGGTTAGGTATACTTACAGATAGCAACATTATCTTCTCTGAGGCTGATGAGTACTTTAACTTCTTTCGTACTACTACACAGCAGTTACTAGACAGTGCAGTTATCGATGTCGGACTTAGTCACACAAAGGTAGCTATACTAGAACACGCTGTACCATTCCAAGAGAAGCTGATGTTATTCAGTCAAGGGTCACAGTTTGTACTTCGTGGAGCAGATGTGTTATCACCTAAGACTGTAGCTATATCTCCTGTAACTGAGTACGATCTATCAGACGGTATACAACCAGTAGCATTAGGTAACTATATATACTTCCCATTTAAACGAAAAGACTTTGAAGGAGTATATGAATACTTTGTTGATAACAATACTGAGACGTTTAACGCTGAAGAGATAACCCAACAAGTACCTAAGTATATTACATCAGATGTAAATAGAATCGTAGGTTCACAGTCTGAGAACACTATTGTTATAGGTACATCTAAAGACCCTAAGACTTTATTCATATATAAATACTTCTGGAGTAATAAAGAGAAAGTACAAAGTGCTTGGATGAAGTTTACTTTTGATAGAGACGTTAGAGGCTTTGACTTTATCGACAGTGAGTTGCATTTAATAACAGCAGATACTGACGGTTTACATCTAGAGAAACTTACACTTGAAGACGGTATAACAGACACCGACTTAGATTATACTTTGTATCTTGATAGTAAGGTAGATGGAGCTGATTTAACTACTAGCTACGACGCTGCTTCTAAGACTACTACTATAAGTGGTTTCCTCTATGATCCTACTGATGTAGCTATATATACGAAGAACGGTCACAA